GAACTAGAGCGGTATCACGACTTAAGATATGTCGTGAGTTATACCACCAAAAACGATGACATTAACAAAGTCATGACGAGGTTGTTTAATTGACTTGGTTAATCAAAATCGAAGTCGAAACAAAAGAAGAAGCCGATGCAATAGACCGTGCAATACCAGTTCCAGTGATAGACGTGGAATTCGAGGAGTTAGAAGAAAATTGAGTCTAGCCTTAGATATCTGGTGTGAAAACAGCAAGATAAAGACCAGGGTGCAATACTATTGCGGCGACTGTGGTTCTTTTGTTTCAAAAGACACACTCACTTGCAAAACTTGTGAAGAAAAAAACGACACTTACTTATCTTCTAATTCATGAGTAGGTCGCTTCTTCTTTTTTTTCTTTTTTTTTAACCAGTTAAACATCCGTTATGTACCCCTGACACATTACTTGACATTTTCCGCCACCGCCTTCAGACATTACTAGGTAATTACCTGCAGGAATTACCCAATAAACTGGTTGTGTAAATGGCGTATTAAGAAAAGTTGAATCACCAATTATTTGTCCTATTTGTGTTCCTCCTGTTGTGCCACTAACACCCGAATTATAAAATGCTAAATCCACACCTGTTCTAGAAATTAAATAAGTGACTGATGTAATTACCAATTTTTTAGTTGCAGGGACTGGATTAATAGTAGTTCCATTAACTTCACTGGCATTATTTGTATTACTTTCAGTTTGTTGCCAAGTTTGAATTGGTGTATCGGTTGCAGATAATACCGAAGTAAAACCTTGTGCAGATTTATTTGAAATAATTTGTGCCATTAGACTAGAGCCTCTATCACTGTTTCTGGTCCTCCGTTAAATTGAATAGTTGTACCTGTTGTTGTGGACTGTGTGGCTCTAAGGGGCCCACCGTTTCCAGTTTGAGTATTATGCCAGTGAGCATTAACGCCAGTTCCCGAACCGCCACCGCCTCCACCGAATCCCATTATAGATTACCTTCCGTTTGACCAGGGTCACGCTGTCTATCAGACTTTGGTAGGGGTGCAACTTGTGCAAAGAGGTCTACTGTCTCTGCTGCAATGAGTGCAGTAGCGTCTACATAGACGCTTACAATATTCATAGTGTCAAAGGTTCGAAATTGACCAGGGTTAAGATTAATAGTTCCTGCAGTGGTTGATGGAGTGGTAATAGGATGATTACGATTTAAGATAAATCTACACGAATTGGCTGCCGATTGATTTTCAATCAGTAAAGATATAGCTACTGCATTAAATTCTGTTGGGAATGTAACTACACGTTGAGTTCCTGCGGGAACCTGGACAAAAACAGGGAATGATTCAAGGTCTGTGCTACGTGGTTTAGTGTAGACTTCAAAGCCTTGAATTACAGTTGGCAAAATACCTGCTCCTAGAACAGATTACTATATTTGACGATAAACTGATACGCTGCTAAACCGCCTCCTGTAGCTGTCTGTGCAACGTTATAAGACAATTGTTTTCCTCCTGCTGCTCCACCTACACTTATTGGAAGTGGACCTGGTACTGTTCTTCCTGCAGAAGCAGATGAAGAGTTGGTACTAAAGAAGGTAGGACCTGCTTGTAAGTTGTTAATGAACAGTTGGGATTGATATTGTTCACCTGCACCTAAAGCGCCCTGGTTAGCATTCACATAATCTATGATTGCATTGTCTTTGTTTAGTTGTTGGACTGCTAACTGGGTTACGTCATCAACTGCCAGTTGAAACACATTAAGTGCTGCAGGTGGTGCTGCTGCCGTAAATGCAGTATAAGCTCGCATAATTGGAACTGCCAAATTATAGAACCTCCATTTGTGGAGAAGCATTCTGTGCTGTGGTTCCTCCACCTTGTCTATTACCAAACATACCTAGTGCTAAGTTTCCGATGACTCCTTCAATTCCTCCGAGTGCGAAAGCACCTGCAGGACCTGCGAATCTTGAAAACTGTGGAGCGATTGCGCCAACAGCTAAACTAGCCATTACACCACCGCCAACACCTAAAGCTACTTTCTGTAAGGTTTTTGAACCAAGGATAGATTTTACAGATGTTTTTCTCATACTACTTCTTCTTTTGGTTCTTTTAATACTTGTCGATATTCGTCTTTTTACTGAACGTTTTCGTTTACCTATAAAGGCACGTCTTGCCGTTTTACGCACCATTCCTTTAGTTGTGCCTTTGCGTTTACGTTTATTTAAAGCGACTAATTTTCTAGTTGCTGCTTTTTGTTTTGCAGTTCTACGTTTAGCCATTATTGAACCTCAACGCCAATAGAACGATAATAATTAACTGCTGCTTGTGATAACGGCAAAGTTGTTCTTGCACCTGAACCAAAGGTAATGACCCGCTGGGTTGTTTGACCTTCTGCTTCTGGTGTTACACCTGGACTAGAAGCAGCGGTGTTTGGTATTGGAATTTGAAAAGTAGTATTAGAAGCGTTTACGATTTCTCTTACTTGGTTTTCTTCTACATCGCCACCGATTAGAGTACGTAATGAAAATAATGGGTTTAATAGTTGTGCGGAACCTGTGCCGATATTCCCTAGTAATGAACCTACACCTGAACCAATCGAGGATAGGGAAGAGCCTAGACCTACGCCTGATTCGGTTAGAGCCTGTCCGGTTAATCTTGCCTGAGCAGGTCTAAAAATGGCATTACCTAGAAAGAAGATAGCTAAGCCCGCGGCGGCTAGAGGTAATATCTTCCCAAATATTGATACCATAAATATCAATAGCGGGTATAGTTAAAAAGATGTCGATTATCGCTATAATTGTACTTGTTTTGTAACGTTTTCGAAATAATTTACCATTTTGTAGCGTTCTGCACCTAATGTTATTTGTTTTTGTTTTTTTACTCTTTCTGTAACGTTTGTGTAGATATTATCATACTCTTCTTTGACTCTATCGAGGGCATTTTGTAAATTTAATGGTGTTTCTACTGGTATTTCTTGAACTATTGGTATCGGTTCCGCATAAGGAACCGGTATGGGTACTGGTTCAGAAATTGTCGAAATAACTTTTGGTCTTGATAAAAATGCGTATGCAAGAATACCAAGTCCGCCTAATAATGCCAAAGTCTTTTTGTTTACCATATCCATTTTTCACCGTTACACGTTGGGCAATCGTGGAGCATAAATTTCTCAACCCCAGACGCTCCGATATCATTCCAATAAACCACCCCAAGAGGAACACCTGTTTCTGTATCTTTACACGTTTCACAGGGACTGTTCCGCTGCTGCTTGGTTGGATTGTCCAGGCTCGGCACTTTTGGTTTTAGTAAATTTTGCGATAAGGTCCTTAACTGCTTCTGGGTTCTGCTGTACATAATTAGTGATAAAGTCTACTGCCTTTTTACTTTTTAGGAGTGGTCTAACTGCTGGCGGTAAATTAGGTATGAGACCGTCTATTACTTCTGAGATAGCGCTGAGAGGTTCATCTGCAGACTCTGCAGAGATACGGACCGGAGCCTTTGCCCTGGAGATAGCACCTTTCAATTTTTTGTTTTCAAACTCAAGTTCTGCAATGTATTCGTTATAGCGATTTTTGAGTTTAGTATTAATTTCATTAGAACCAAACCTACCCCTAGTGTAAACAATAATGGAAACCATTCCAAATACACTAGCCACCAGTAAAAGTAGTTCTGCAATAGGTAATTCCATATCAATTAATCCTCGTCAATCTCATCCACAGTTATAAAATAACCTTCATCTTCTTCCTGTCCGAATTGTAGTTTCATGAATCTTTCTATCATTTTGACTGATTCTTTACCTTCAATTTCTATTATTACACGATAACCCTTCATGTTTTACTAGAGAATTACTTGTATTTACCTCTTATTTCTCCCCTTTTCCTCCCGGCACCCTCCTTTTCCCTACCTTTTAGCTATACTTATGACCGAGTGTATCAATCTTATCTATAAGGGAACGGCAATCTGCGGGGAATTGTCGCCCTTGGGGTTGTGGTACACCAACGAACGAATTAAAAATGAGTTGTTGGTGCAACATTCTTCACAAATGCAAGACTTACATACACACTAACTTACAATAGTTAATGACAACAAATCAAAAAGCAATACAACGTGTTTTTGACTTGGTCGAACAAGGCAAAAAACTAGTTGAAAAAGGTATAGAAGAACTAGAGGTCCGTAAGGAACTAGAGCGGTATCACGACTTAAGATATGTCGTGAGTTATACCACCAAAAACGATGACATTAACAAAGTCATGACGAGGTTGTTTAATTGACTTGGTTAATCAAAATCGAAGTCGAAACAA